ATGCCCGTAATGATGGCCACCACTTCGGTTTGGCCATCAAGTAAAGAAACGCCGCGATAAAGAATAAATCCGTTCGGTTTTGCTTGCTTTTTCATGGTGTCGGCTCCTGATTTAAGGTTATTTTGAGAACTTCAGGAGAGGTATCAGGCCAAAAACCCCGATACCCTACCCGAAATCATCAAAATCGGTGCTTCTTAACGTGCTGACCTCGCGGGTTATTTCGAGGGCTGACCCATCCTGGCCGATGTTCTGGCTCAGGGCCCTGGCAAACGATGTTTCCAGGTTTTCGGGCCCTTGCTATCCCCGTGAGGCTTCAAATTTTCAAAGAGCTGTGGACTTGACCTCGTCCCTGTGGGCCCCGGTCTCCAGCCGGCTGCCCGTGTGCCTTCTATGTGGTGTGCTGCCGTGTTCTTTTTTCTTATCGGCGGCCGTTTCTGAATCCTTTAACATTTTTTTATCGGCCGGGCAAGTTTTTTGTTGGCTGCCCGTTTGCCAGACGGGCATGAATCCCTACTGCAGACCGTATGCCAATCGGTCACAAAATGCGGTAGATCGTTGGTGGACGTGGTTTTGCTACGGATTGGTTGACTCGCAAGGTGTGCCAGCCAGGCCCTGAATTGGGCAGGAAATGACATAATTTGTCGGTAAAGTGACAAAATTTGTCATAGTTGGGTGGTGTGCTACAGGTGTGCTACAGGGCCCTGGACAAAAAAATAGATGATAACAAAAATCCAAAGCGAATGAATCGCAAAGGATAATGATTATCATCTGAAGGCGGGTGTGCTGCCCGGCTGCCCTGCCCGGCCGGCTGCCCGGCTGCCCACAGATTAGCTATCCGTAAACCATCCGCGGATAGCAAGGGCCCGCGTCAAGGTGTGACCCATTGCCAGTAGTCACACCCGGCCGGCCGGCCCTGTTTAAGGAAGTCAAGCACTCCCGCGTACCTATCTCACCGCGCCCGCGAGTACTCCCGCGCATACGCGCACATGCGCCCGCGCGCGCGCCAAGAAAGGAAGGCGGGGCCGCGGGGGGGAACCCCGACACCGCCCGGTAATGTCACCCTTCACATTTTTTCTCCATTTTTCAAGGAGACTGCCTGAGAGCCCCGTGAAGCCACGATCTCCCCCTGGGGCATAGGAAGGTACCCCTGCCCACCAGATAACCTCCTCCTGCCCATCCTGCTGACCCCTGGCATATCATCCGGTGAACCATCAGGGCAACTTTGGGGCTGGTAGGGGGGAAGGTGGATCCGTCTTCCCACAGCAGAACCCTGAGACGCACTCAGAGCCTCCACAGGGCACGATCCCCCCCTCCCCCTTGTCAGCATACTCCTTCACACCTGATCGTCCAGTGCTGGTCATCTCAGTGAGCCAGGGCTATCCTACCAGGCTACCAATGAATACCAGAATCAATCCTAAGATGAGGAACCCTCTGAGCACCCATAGTGCAGCCTCAGAGACTAACCATAGGGCTATATCCATCAGATGCTCCTGTCAGTTGAATGGTTATTGATGGTAACGGTGGGGGTCAAACCCACTGGTGGAACCATAGGCTATCATTCTGTTAACCTATCTGTTAATCTATCAGTAGTACTATCTGTAGCACTTATCTCTTTCACTATCACCTTTCCCCCTTCTCGTTCTGGCTATGCGTGAGGGTTTGGACAAAGTTTAATGTTTCCGCCTACTTGGAGAAACGACTCCTGAGACGTTTCGGACGACCCTTCGGCGGACCCTCATATCGTTCCCGTTCGGCTGGGGCCGGCCGTTTACCAGGTATTTCATGTGGAGGGCCAGCTCCTTGTCGAGGAGTCGTTCGGTCGCCTGGTCGGCAGCCTTCTCGGTATTCCTGGCCATCGACTTGGTCCAGTACCAGACAGCCAGGTGCAGGACGTCGATCCGGTCGTCGTGCTTCAGAGCCCCCCGGGCCTTGGTGATGCGGGTGAGCTGGTTGAGCAGGCTATGGTTGCGGTCGACCTCCACGCAGTGCTTGATGTCGGCCTTGGCCACGCTCTCGTCGATGATGAGCCGGTGCTGGTTCATGACCGGTTCCAGGGTGTCGATGATGCGGACTTCCTTCTGGGTGTTCGGCACCCGGATCTCCTCGATGGCGACCGGGTACTCTTCCTCGAAGATCGGCTTGATGATTTCGGTGAACATGCCATCCCCGAAGTTGGACTCGGAGATGACCCGCCTGACCTTGCAGTGCTTGGCAATCAGGGCCAGCTTCTGGATGGTCTCCCTGCTGTAGCCCCCAGAGAGACCGCCGGCAGCCAGGATGAATATCTTCCCGTGGAGCTGGGCCGCCACACAGTAGGCGGTCTCGTCCTTGCCGCGGCCTGACGGGTCGATGACCATGACGACCCCCTCGTAGTCGGACCACTTCTCCCGGTCGTAGAACATCGGCCGGTAGAGCCTGTCCCCGTCGAAGCCCACGTTCTGCAGGTGCTTGATCTGGAGGTCGGGGCTGGATCCGTACTGGACGGTGAAGGGTGCCCTCTCCACGTCGCAGGGCATCACGATCAGGTCGGAGAGTCTCAGCGGGTACTTCTCGGCATCCGAGGGAGCCGTGTCGAGCATGAACTGCAGGGCGAAGCCGGTCCTCCCGTAGGAGGCCTCCCGCTCGGACAGCTCGATCTGGTTGAACCGTTGGGGGTCGGTGGGGTGTCCCAGGGGGCCCTTCCCGGTCTCGATCAGCTTGGTAAGGTAGGGAGCTATCCTCCCAGAGTACTTCTCGGCGCAGGCCTCCACGGTCGGGAACCTGGCCGGCCAGATCCGCAGGGTGTAGCCCTTCTCGGCCAGCTTGTTGTAAACGGACTCCTCGGTCTGGGGGGTGCCCAGGTAGGTGACCCGGGGGGTTCCCTCGGGGACCAGGATGGCTTCGAACTCTTCGACCGCCTTGAGGAGCTTCTCCCGGAGGTCTTCGGTGGCACTGTTGTTCGGGACCTCGATGTCGTCTGCGATGATGTGGGTGGCGCGGCTGCCGGCAAGCTGGCCGAAGATGCCGACCGACTTGACGCTCGGGCTATGGGAGGCCCGGGAGGGACCGACGTCGAAGGAGATTTTGGATTCCCGGTGGCCCTTGGTGGGGTCGGGTCTGAGGTGGTTGAGGATCGGGACTTCCCGGATCAAGCGAAGGGTGAAGGTCGAGAAGTCGTCGGCCCTGTTCTTGGAAGCGGAGACCACCATGATTTTCTCGTCAGGGTCTCTGAGGAGCCGCCAGATGGCGTAGGTGGAGGTGACCCAGCTCTTCCCCACCCCACGGAACGCTTCGATGATTTGTCGCTTCGGGCCGTGCTGCAGCCAGTGGGCGATGTCATATTGAAGCGGCGTGGGGTCGGGGAGCTGCAGGTGCTTCCAGATGAAGTAGAGGAACTTCCTGAAATCCGACAGTAGCGGATTTGTATTTCTGGGGTCCAAGGTTTAGTTGATGGCGTACTCTTCGAAGTCGAAGGCGGGCAGGTCTTTGCAGGCTTTGGTGAAGTCGTCCTCCACCTCGCAGTCCAGGTCCATCACGATGTTGTTGTCTTTGAGCACCCGGAGGGCGTTGGTGACGACCTTGGGGTCTACCTCCTGGGCCCACTCTTCACGGTTGAGTTGTCCCCGGATGACGGCGACGGTATCGTAGAAGAGGTCTTTGAGGGTCGATTCGGTGACACGTTTCTTCTTGGCCATGGGGTTTCCTTTCTTAGGTGTTGCCGATTGCCCTGGCGAGGTGCGGCCAGAGTCGCTGGACCGTGGAGACGATGAGCGCCCCGAAGGCAATCCCGGCGGCCCACTTGAGAATCTTGTTGGTACTCTCCAGGTTGACCACCCGGTCCTTCAGGTCGCACTCGTCCTGCCTCTTCTCGACCACCTTGAGGCGCATGTCCTGGGTGACCGTGTCGAAGATGAACTTCTCGATCCGGGCTACCTGGGCGACCAACGTCTGGGTGTTGGCTTCCACGACGGCGAAGCGTTCTTCGAGGTTATCCATCGGAGACCTCCTTCTTCTTCTTGGCAGGAGGTGCCGGTGGGGGTTGCTTGAGCTTCAGGTTCTCCTGGTGCAAGGCCAGGATGGTCATGTTGCGTTCCATAATCATTCCGAGCAGGACGTTCTCCTGCTGTAATTGTTTGACGTCCATTAGATTTCTCCAGGGTCGACCGCGATGAGGGAGACTGAGCCGTTGGCGAGAACGGTGCCACCATCGAGTTGCGCGGTGTAAGAGGTCCAGGTTCCGTAATTACGGGGAACGGTATCGTAGCCAACTTCCTTCCGCATCCAGACCTTCACGGTGATGTCCTTCAGCTTGAACTGGAAGTCGCCCTGACAGTAGGGCTCGGCAGTCATGTTGATGTTCAGGGTTCGGGCCCGCAGGGTGCTGTAGCCGACGTAATTGTAGGAGACGTCGTAGTCGGACTTGTCCAGGGAAGCGGTGAAGTCCCCACTGGTGGTGCGAGTACCCGAGACGGAGGCCAGACCACCGGAGAGGCTGGCACCATAATAGACCTTCTGGCCTGAGACCCCAATCGAGGCATAGCCCGTGGTGGAGTCGCAGTTGATGTTGTAGCGCACCTTGTAGACCTTCCAGGTGTCGTCCTTGCTGATGTTCGGGAGGTTGAAACTGAGGTTGTCCTGCACCTGGCTGCCGCCACCGGTCGCGTGAATCAGGGCGGTGCTCTGGTTGTAGGTGAGCGAGACGGTCTCCTCGGCGTACTCGTAGAGCACCCCACCGGAGGGGAAGGTGGTCCCACCGTCGTTCTCGGCATAGGCTTCGACGGTCAGGGTGAAGCTGTTGGTGAACTGGGGTAGAATCTTGAGCATCGAGTCGTTCACCCAGCCGGTGGTTGCCCCGAGGCTCTTGGTGCGCCAGGCGGTCTCCCCTACCGGGATGCCCCCCGAGATGCCCACCCACTTGACCCGCCATTTGATGCGCCGGTAGTAGCAGGCGGTCGGGTTCTGGTAGTAGACCGACTTGAAGTTCACATAGACGTCGAAGGCCTTGGTGTTGGCCGGGGTGGTCGTTGACCAGGTCATCAGGCTGGTGGGGTTGCCACTGCCCGTGCTGGACTTCTGGGAGTCAAGCGAATAGGTTACGCTGCCCCCGCCGAGCGCCAGTTGAGCGGTCACAGTAAACTGCCAGGTTCCGTTGGAAAGCTGGGTCATCCCCTGGGTGGAGATGTTGAAGATTTGGTCCTGGTTTGGGTAGGTGGCATCATAGCACTGAAGGCTGGCGGGTGCCGGCAGAACCAG